GCTGATGGCTTGGTCGATTACGGATCGCGGAATGTCTTCGCCTGCGGCTCGGCGCTGCAAGAGGTCACGGACTATTGGGGAATATGCGCGGCCATTTTCAACAGCAACGCCGGTGGCTGATCCGGCAAGAGCTTGCGATGCGGGGATGCGGTTTCCGTTCTCCTCGGTGATGCGAATGAGGTTCTCGTCGAAGGCGACATAGTTGTATGTGCGTTCTGGAAAGTTGCGAAGAAGGTCGTTTCGCATTTTCTCCTTGGCCTTTGGAGTGTCATAGACACTTCGCATGAACTCATCGACGGCGGCTTCCTTGTTGCCGTTGTTTTTCTCGGCAAGTTCTAAAAGCCGGTCGTCTGTAGCATTGACCGAGCGACTGCCGCCGTCGAGGTAGCGGATGCCGGGGATGCCTGCCTCGCTCAATACTTGTGAGGCTTGCTGTTTTCCCCCATTGATGTTGGAAAGCTGCGTGTAAAATTCTCCTGCTGTTTTGTCTCCATACGATCCAGTCAATGCTTTTGTGAATTCACTTTCTCGCAAGCGTTTGAAGACTGATCGTGACTGCTGAATTATTGGCTTGTCCCAGTCGAGCAGGTCTTCGGGTTCGACATCGAGTTCAACGGTGTAGAGGTTGCCGGTTGGGGTTGGGGTTGTGTCTTTAATTGCTGACAAAACCTCGTCTACATCTTTTACATATTGCGAGTTGGATTCGACATTATCGCCTTGCGCTGCCCAAACCTTTGATTGGGATTTTGATGACTCCAATTGTTTTACAAAACCATCAAGCGATTTTGTTTGCTTCCAAAAAGCCCGAGCTTCTTTGAGTATTTTTTTCGCCCCCGGTGTAGACACAATGTTGTCTGCCATCTGCCCGTCTGCGGTCATCAACCGAATGCCGCCGAGTTGATCTCGGTATCCTTCTCCAACCGCTTTTGCTTGTGCAAAATACAGCCCCCACCCATAAGCCTGCGCTCCTTCGCCGGTTCCGATTTTGTCCAGGCTAAACTTGTCCACTTTGTGCGGCGTCCCGTGGAATGCGCCGATGCTGTAATTCGCAGGGCCGGTGATCGTGGCGTTGCTGGCACGGATGGAGGGAGTATCAGTCGAAACTGCGCTGGCGCGGGAGCCGATGGAAAAGTCCATGAGCATCTGCCCGCCATCGGTGATGATATCACCACTCGCTCGCTCCCGGGTCGTGTCCACCATCGTCTGCTGGTTGAGACCAACGGATTCGGCAAGGAAGGATTCAAAGTTGGAGTCGATCTTGCCGGTGGCGAAGGCGTCCTTGAGCTTGATGGCGCGGGCCATGGTCTCTTTGAAGACTTGGAGCATGCGCTTGATGTAGTCCACGAAGGAGGCCGGGAGGGAGGTCTCCTCGATGCGGCCTGCGGCGTAGTCCATGCCGACCTTGGCGATGTTCTCGATGATGTCGGTTTCGGTCTCGGTGGCGTAGGTTTCGCCAGTTGCCTCGCTGGTTTGGTTGAGCCACCCGCGCAGGGAATCCAGATCGGTGCGACCCTCGGCGAGCGCCTTGCGGACGAAGACATGGTTGATCTCCTCAAAGGCATCCTCCGGGCGCGAATTCTCGCGGAGCTTGATGACGCCACGGAAGACGCCTTCGGCGGTCGTCTCGACATTGGCCTCGCCGAGGATGTTGTAGGTGGTGAGGTCGGAACCTTCGGGGATGCTGGCGAACCGGATGCGCTCGTTGAGATTGGCGATGCCTTTGGAATCACCGGCCTCTGTCAGCCGGTCGAGTTCCTGCTGGACGGTGCGGGGCGCTTCGATGGTGGCAACATTGGCGGGGTCTTGGGCGCGGAAATAGTCCACCATGTCGGAGACGGCATTGCGCTCGTTGATGAGTTGCGCCTCGTTGTGCTGACGCACAGCCTCCAGCGCGGCCTGCTCGCTCTTGGTGCGGAGGAGTTCCCGGCCATCGGGTGAGGTGACGACGATGTCCTCGGACCCATCGGGTGCGGTGACTCGCTCTATGCGGGCGTCGAGTTCTCCGGGGGTGCGGGCTTTTTCAATGGTGTTGAGGACTTCCTGCTCGCCAGCCTTGATGTTTTCCGATGTTCGCTTTTCCCATTCCATCTGGATGCGGGCATCGTATTCCTCGGGATTCTCCGCTCGCTGGATGAAGGTGACTTGATCCTTCCCAAATCCTGCCATGCGGAGCTTGGTGGCGTTGAGTTCGGCGGAGGGGTTTTTGATGTCGCGGTAGGTGGCGACTCCACCGCCGATGAGGGCAAGGGGGAGGGTGGCGAAGAAAGTTTCGGCCCGCTGGCCTCCCCATTCGTTCAGAAGTTTTCCAAAATCCTTGTCGGGCATGTCCTCGCGGAGGGCGGCAACGGCGGTCTCCAGCACGGGGGCGATGAAGTCTTGAGCGCCTTCCTGCAAGTTCTGCTCCACGACATTGGCTCCGATCTTGACGGTGCGGCGGACGCCATTGCTGGCGATGCGGTCGAGGTAGCGTCCAAACATGGGGAGCCGCCCGGAGAGGCTGCTCAACTGGACCCGGTCGATGGCGGCATTGGCCGCGCCTTCCACCAGGGCGAGACCTTGGGCGAACTGCGGGTTGATTTCCGGGTTCTCCAGCATGATGCGGTCGTATTCGGTCGCTTGGTAGGCGAGGACGCCGAGGTAGGGGTTGACGGCGGTCGCGCCCATGAGCGGGATGCTGCCAGACAAACCGTAGGCTCCGCGCTCGGCGGTTCCCCAGAAGGATTTCTCTTCCAGCACGGGGCGGATGGGATCGACGCCGGTCTTGGCGACATTGCGAAGTTCACGCACGACCTTGAAGGACTCCATGGCATTTGTGGCGTAGGAGGTAAATTGATCAGCCTCTTCGGGTGTGGCTTCGCGGTAGCCGTCTTGAGGGGTGGCAAACATTCCGACCGTGGGAGCTTGAGCGAGGACTTGGGCTTTTGGCGTTTGCTCGGCAACGGTCGCCTTGGTGATGTCTCCATTCTGAGGCACCAAGACTTTTTGCCCGCTTTTTACTTTTTGCAGCACATCGTTGACGCCTGCTTCTTGAATCTGGAGCGTTCCCTGCGGGACGAAGTCGAACCCACGGGTGAAGGCTTGCCCCATGTTGATAGCGAACTGCTCGATCCCGGCGCGGTCGATCTGACCGGCTTGCGCGGCGAGGGTCACATATTTGTAGATTTTCTGGCGGTCTTCGGGTGGAGCGCCGACGAAGTCGTTGGCGAGGCTTTGCATGTCCTCGTCGGTGGCGTTGCCTTGGGTGAACGAGGTGAGCGTGGAGAGCGCCTTGGACGCCTGCGGGCGAACCGTGTCGAGGTCGTTGATCGTGTCGTAGTAGAGCTTGTAACCCTGCGAGAGGAAGGCGGCGTCATTCTTGCCGTCTACCAGTTCCGGGTATTTCTGCTGCCATTGGTTGAAGACCTCGGTCATGCCGTCCACGAAGGGGCGGGTCTGGCCGAGTTGGGAGTCGGCAATCGCTTTTCCCACGGACTGCATGTGGAGGTCGTTGATCGCCTCGGTGCGTTGCTTCTGCCAATCGTAGTCGCCCCGGATGTAATCAAAGAGTTGACCATCGTTGAGTTTTTTCTGGCCGAATGCCTGCATGGCGAAGGCATCGCGCTCGGGTTCAAAATTTGCGGCATCGATGGGCCGGTTAAGTTGGTGTTCCAAGTAGGCATGGATGCTGGCCCTTTTCGCGGTTGCCTCGGGATCGAGCGCCTCGGAGAGCGCGGGATCGTTGTCGTTGATTTGCTGGTAGTAGCTGTCGTCTGTGAAAAGTTTTGAGAAATGGGTGTCGGTCTCTTCCCGCTCCCTGCTTTGCTTTTCCTCGCCCCAAGCAAGGAGGGCATCGGCCATCTGCTGGCGATCCTCTTCCGGGGCGTTGTCGATTTCGTTGTAGAAGCGTGTCGCTGTCTCGTCGTCGATGAGTGAGGTCATACTTTAAGCAGTAGGTGCCTTGCGGAAGGAAACGACAGCCATGCCATCGTTCTTTTGTTTGCCGCCGGGAGAGTGAAAATCGAAGCGTCCGGTGAGTGGCTTGCCGAATTTCTTGATCGCTTGCGAGTCCTGCATGGTGCGGTCGTCCCAAGTGCGGATCACGGTGGACCCATCGGCGAGGGTGAGTTCCACGGGATCGCCCTTGCCGATTCCGGCGGCTTTGAATTTGCGCTCGATGTCGGGCGAGATGGCGAGGGAGTTTTCGTCGAGGCGATTGTTCCATGCGCCGATGCGGTTGCGCGAGTTGGTGTCGGAATATGGATCGTTCGGGAAGTTGTAGCTCGTCACCTTGCCGAGGGATTTGTCTTTTGCCTCTTTGGCTTTTTGAATGGCATCGGTGGATGGCGGCGGCGTTGGCTTGGGGGTTGGCGCTCCGTAGGCTCCGGCGCTGATGCTCTCTACATAGCTACCGCGATTCGTTGTCTGGTTTTTGCGATTGTTCTTCGACGACTCGTTGATCAGCGGTTGGATGAGGCTGTCGCGGAATGCTTGAGCATCTGCGGGAGTCTTGTCCTTGTTGGCTGGGTTTTGAAACCACTCCTCCAAACCTTGTTGGACTTTGTAGACACCTTGCCAATACTCATTGTTTTTTGCTGGGTCGGTGATTTTTTCTCCATACATCCCAGAGGATGTTTTTTCCGTGCCGGGATCGCCGAGGAGTCCCGATTTCCCAAGATCAAGGACATGGCGAATCATGTCGCCCTGCCATTTTTCGGTGGCAGATTTCAGAGTCCCGTCTGCGTTGAATTTTTTGACCATCTGTGTGAGTTGGTCATTGAGGATTGGACGAATGCTTTTGTGCGCTTTTTCGGCAATCTGATTTTGAAGGTTGATCAATCCAGACATATCTTGGTCTGTAGCTGGATCGTATGATGCGAGCGCAGCTTTTACCTCGGCAATATCCTTGGAATTGTAAGGAACATTGTCGCTGATGAGGCGCTCAAGCCGCGCTTTGGACTCGGTGCCGGTGACTTTGAAAGTCTCCAGCGCCTTGTTGAGTTTGTCCTTGTCGGTGATGAGAAACTCGTTGCCGTTGGCATCGCGGATCGGGGAGTCGGAATCAATCGCTTGGGCGAGGGTGTTGTAGTTGCTCGTCTCGGTGATCCGGCCCTGCTGATCGACTTGCGCCATCAACCGGCGGACTTTGCTCATCGGCATTTCACCGTAGGCACCCTTGATGCGGGCATCGTCTTTCGCGTCCCCGGCGGACTTGACATATTCGTTGAGGTTCTGCTTCGCGACTGTCCAATCGGTCATCAAGTCGGCGGTGATCCGGTCGGTCTGCATGGCCTCGTCGGCGCGGATTTCGTTGTCGCGGATGTCGGCTCCGAATTTGTCGAACTCTTCTTGGGTATAAAGTCCCTTGTCCACTCCACCTTTGAAAGCGGAGAGAGACGCCTCAAAATTGCCCTCGGCGGCGAGTCGGAGGGCGTTGGCTTTGATGTCGGTCTTGGCAAGTTCCAGTTGCTTGATCCGGGTTTCTGCCTGCATCGAGGCTTGAGACTTGAGCGTCCAGTTCTCGAAATACGGGTTGAATTTCTCGGCGGCGTTGTTGCTGAATTTGATTTCGGCCAGCGCCTTTTTGGTTTCCTCTTGGTTCCGCGCCAGCGACTCGCCCCACTTTTCCATCGGGAGAGTCGCTTGGTCGGCTTTTTGATTTTGAGAGGCAATCGCGAGGAGTGTCTCGGCGCGGTTGATGTCGGCGTAGTCCTTGGCCTCGGCGAATTTCTGGCCCCACTTCATGGCGACATCGCCGAGTCCGCCGATGGAGTCGGCGAATTTGCCCATGGCGCGGGCTTCCTGCGAGAAGGCATCGAGTTCCAGAGTTTGGGTGAGCATCGACTGCGCGGCGTTTCGCATTCCGCTGGGGTCCACCATGGCAGCGCGGCCAAGCTGCGCGGCTTGCGGGGCGAGGATGCCGGTCGAGGGGCCGAGTGCTTGCGGGCCTGCGTTTGGTATGTCGGCGAGTCGGATGGCGGGCATTTTTATTTTGCTTTGTAGCCGTAGGCGGTCATTCCGGTGTTGGCGGCGGAACCGATGCCGCTGGCGAGCGCGGTGTAGCCACCCATCGCGGTGGCGCGGGCGGTGGCGTTGCCTGCCATCTGCTCGATGGCGGCTTGGCGCATATTGATTCGGTAACCGGCCCCGGCGGCTTTCTCGGTGAACTGCGCGTCATTGAAGCTGATCTGCGCGGCTTTTTTGTTCATCGCCGAGGCGAAGAGGTCGGACGACAAATTGAAATCGCCGACGAGTTCGTTCATCCCGGCCTCGTAGCGTTTTTTCTCCGAGGAGAGATTGGCGAGGAGACGAGTATCGGCGACCTGCATTTCGTAAATATTGGCGGTATCAGCCAAAACTTCAAGGGGCGATCCCTCGGTGGTCACTCCCCCGGCAGCGTATTGGGAGCGTTGGAGTCCGAGGATGCGGGCCTTCTCGGCGCGGATGCGGTCGGCCTGCTCGCGGGCTTGGCGATCCTCGCCATCGGCTTGGGCGCGGAGTTGCTGGGATTGCTGCTGAACAAGGACATTGTTCATGTTCGCCTGGTCGGCCTGCGACTGCGCGTTGAACATGGACATCTGCGAATTGAACTGATCCGCCTGCGCGGCCCGCTCCGCTGCCATGCGCTGCCATGCGGCATTTTGCTCGTTAGCTATCCGGTTGTATTCGGCGATGGCGGCTTGCGACTTGCTTTGCTCGCTGGCGGAATACATCGCGATGCCGGTCGCTGCGGCTGTAGAAACCACAGAAGCAATTGCCATTATCGCCATTGGTTCTGCACCTGTCATATTTCTTCCTCCGATGTTGATGCGATCATGGCCACTTGATTGCGGGACAACTCGCGGAATCCTTGAGATTCCAGACGGCGAGCTATGCCTGGGTATGTGAAGACCGCCATCGTGTGGTAGCCGAAATCCTTGGCGATTTTTTTGAGGCAAGCCACACAATGCCGGAAGGCGAGCAAGGCAGTTTTCAAGGAAAGTCCGGGGGCGCTCACGGCATGGTCGGCCATGCACATTCCGCAGGAATTATCCATGTGCAGAAAGAGGGCGCTGACCGGCTTGCCGTCGATCTCGCAGACGACTCCGCATTTCGGGAGCATCGGCTCCGGGCGGCGGTGCTTGCCGTGGGCGTGCCACCACTCCGAGAGCATCTCGTAGTCGGTCGCTTCGTAGTGGCGGATGTGAATGTCACTCATTGCCGTAGGCGTCCCATTTGGGAAGGATCGAGATGATGCACATTGGGTAAGGTTCGGTCTGGCGGACATCGACATCGGCGTCGATGCCGAACGCTCCGCCGAGGATGATCTTTTGGTCGCCCGTGGTGGTCGTCGGGGCGAGAGCATACCATGTTCCATTATTTGTGCGAACTTCGCCGCCGCGACTCTTGAGTGTGCGGACGACGACTTGGTGGATGCGCTTCTTGCGCGACTGCGCGGTGCCATCCTCGAAGTCGGCATCGAGCTTCATGGGGCGGAGCGTGGAGGTGTAGGGCAGGCCGACATAGCCTGCGGCGGCGGCAGGGACGGTGATGGCTCCGCTGGCGACCGTGCGGGTGATGGGGGCTTGGCCATCCTGCACCACGGTGATTGTTTTCCCTTCCAGATGCGCGAGGCCGGAGACCGTGCGGTTAGCTGCGCCGGAAGCAAAGGAAACATGGCCGTCGAGGTAGCGGTAGTTTGCGGAAGATTCTTCGTCGAATCGGGTTCTCCAGAGGAGAGGAAACCGCTCGATGGTGCGGTAGTCTGCTCCGGAGACGGTGCGCTTCACGACCATCCAAAGTTCGTCCTCAGTTCCATTTCCGTAGATGGTAGCGACCGATTCCACATCGGCATCGCCGAGCGTGTGGCGGTGCCAGCCGACGACTTTCTGATCGCGCTCGTAAGTCATGGCGATGAGCGTGCCGTCTCCCCGGGCGCACCAGAGAACTGCATCGGGTTGTTGCTGGTAGGCGATGTCCACGATCTCGCCATTGGTGATGTGTTCCGCGAGTAAGGTGAGGTCCGGCGCGACCCAGCCGTCCTTGTTGAGTTCGTAGACGAGTTCACGCACCTTGCGTCCGTTGCGCTGGACGAAGAGGAGGACATCGTTCACCAGCGCGGCCTTCATATATTTTGACCCGTAGGAGGATTGCCGGTTCGCCTGCACATTCGTTGCCGAGAGCGCCTGCGTGGAATCGGCGCTGCCAATCGTCCACTCGTCGCCGGATGTGCCGATGAGGAGTTGGCTTTGGCTATACATCCAATTGATGCGGTTGCCCTCCGAGGCCGCGAGCGTGAACTGCACGGCATCGCTGGCGGTGACGCCGGTCTGGAAATTCTCAAAATCATCAATCGCGCTGCACCAGACGGTGTTTGGCTGGGAGGATGTGCCGCCAAAGCAAAGGCGCTGCTCATGCATGGCGACCGAGCGCGGGTAGCCGCGAGCGGACGAGAATGCGCCGAAGGCCCAGAACTTGGTGTTGCGCTGGTTGCGCGGACCCTCGCCGAGCCACTTGTCCACATTGATCTGCTCGGCTGCGACGATGGTGGCGATGCCGCCGGTGACCTTGGTGTCGGTTTCCAAGCGGGCTTTCTGGACAATGGTTCCGGTGCCGGAAACCCAATCCAGAATGCGGATTTTTAGACCGCAGCGCGTGGACTCCGTTCCGCTAGTGATGATATTGCGGTCTGCCGACACGGAGTATTCCCGCACAATTTCCATTTTTGTGAGGTTCTCCGGGTAAATGTCGAGGTAGCCGGTCTGGGAGTTTGATCCAACATCATAGGTGTAGGTGTGAGTGCCGGTGACGGTGATGGTGGCTCCGTGTGTGGCGTAGTTGTTTGTTGACCGACCGTCTCCCACGCAGATGCGGTCTCCGTTGTTCCAACCGTGGTAGGGGTGGTAGACGCTCACTACCGTGCCGCTTCGCGTGGCGGTGGCCACGATGCGCCCAGCCGAGAAGACATCCGAGGGAACGCGCAGAATTTGCATGGTTGCCGTCCATGTGCCGGAAGTGCTGAAATCCCACCCGCCTTCCACGGCCAAAGTATCGGAAACATTGTTCCCGGTGATGAGTTGCTCGGCGTAGAAATTGTTTTTCTGCCACTTCAGTTCAACCTGCGAACCCACCGTGGAGGATGGGAAAAGTCCAGACCCGGCGCTGACCGAGTATTTTCCCATTTCATTGAGAGGAATCGGGAATTGCGACCACTTGCCCGCTGCTTGATCCACGCCGAAGTTCGACCCAGCGCGGTGGGCGCTCATCGCGTAGTAGTAAAATGCCTGGTTGGCTTGGTTCTGTGCGCTCCATTTAGCTGCGGTGAATGTGGCGTCGGTGTTTGCCGTGATGCACTTATAGGCAATGCTGCCACTCAGCACGATGTCGCCCACGGCGTAGGCGGTGGATGCGACCCATGTGGGAGGACGCACATAGTCGCCGAGGATGTAGTTCGTGCCAGCGACCCAAATGTCTGGGTTTGGATAAATATTCACGACCTGCTCGGTGGCGTTCTGGTCTTGAAGCGGCGGGTAGTCAAAGACCACTGGCGCGAATGTCCAGTTGTTGTCGGCAAGGCGGGAGAGTTTGTGTGGCAGGTAGTTCGCGTGGGCGAAATACATGATGTCGTTGATTTGGGAAAATTGGATTTCGCGCAGGGCAGAGGCGGCGTAGGGGGTGGGAATCTCAAGGATCGACTGCTCCACCCAGCGACCTGCGGCGAGATCGGTGGCAAATGTGCCTGCGGTGTGGGCAGTCACGCAGTAGTAGTTTTTGCTACTTTCACGCACATAGTTGCCGACTGCGTAGATGTTCCCAGTCGCCCATGCGGATGGCGTGGCGGCGTTGACCGGCGCTCCCGTGGCGGGGTTCCAGAATCTCATGTAGCCCACGCCCATTTCGATGAGGAACCGGGTGGTGGTCGAGAAGTTGAATCCGATCAAGCGGGTCTGGTTGGTGGCCGACTTGGTGGCTCCGAGGTATTGCGTTCCCGGGCGGCGGATGACGCCGCCGTAGGGGAGGATTTGGAAGTTCTCCAGCGTGCGGCAGGCGCTGCGGTATTTCTCCAAGCTCGTCCGGGCGTCGATGAAGGGCGAGACTTCACCGGCGTTGAAACTTGGAAAAAAATCGAACTTCGGCATGCTACTTTTTCAGATCGCGGAGGATTTTGACGAGGGTGACGAGGCCGACCGCGAACCCGACCGTGACGGAGGCGAATCGCATCCACGCTTCCAAGTGGGGAAGCATGGAGTAAATCGCCGCGCCGATGGAGGTGGCGCTGCCGACGAGGCCGGTGGCTGCGGATTTGAGTTGGTCGCTATTCATTAGGAGTTCGCTTGAGCAAGAAGATTGCCGAGGATTTCTGTGGTCGTGCATTGGCCGAGTCGAGTCGTGTTGAGTAGATCGGTTTTCGCTTTGATACCCGCAAGCTGGGTCGAGTTGCTGTCGATTTCAGCGCGGATTTGCACTGCACTCGGAACATTCGGAGCGTTGGTCAGCGTGGTTACAACGGCCAGTGTGCCGTTAGGGGCGAGCCTGCTGGACACCGAGGCATCTAAGCGGCCTAGCTCGGTGGCTAAGTTGGTTCGCACCGCCGCTGCGATTTCGGAGGCGGTGGCGTAAGCGAGCGTGCCGAACGTGTTATCGACGGGGGTTCCCGCCGCGACCTGCGCCGGGTTCGGGACCACACAGGTGCCGCTTAGAACTCCTGCGATGCCGTAGGCGGTGCCGCTGCGGACATCGCTGGCGGTGGGGAAATTGGTGGCGTTGTCGGGGGTGACGAGGTTGCGCTTTTGCAGTAGCGTCTGCGTGCCGACTTCGATGTAGGTTTGGTTGTTAAGCGCGGAGGCCCAGCGCCATGCGACATTGGCGATTGGATTGACGCCGAAGGTTGGCGAGATGAGGAATGGGCCGGTGAGAAGGGTGACTTGGGCGCGGTTCGCGCCGCCGACGCCTGCGGCAAATTCGCTGGCTTGGATCACGCCGTCGATCAGCAAAGTGCCAGTTGATGCGTTGCTTGCTCCGACGGCCCCTGCGATTGAGCCACCTGTGCAGTTGCCGGTGATGTTTAACACGCCGGTTGCGTTACTGGCGCCAAATGCGTTGGCTCCATTGCCACCTGTGCAGTTGCCGGTGATGTTGAGCGTGCCGGTTGAAAAGTTTACAGCGCCTGGAGTGGCTGTTCCGCCCGTGCAGTTGCCGGTGATGTTGAGCGTGCCGGTTGAAAAATTTAGCACTGCGGCGGCATTATTTGTGCCGCCTGTGCAGTTGCCAACGATGTTCGCGGTGTTTCCAGACACCCCAGAAAATGTGACGCACACCACTGTCGGAGCGGTTCCCACAAACACATTGGCCGTCAGTGTCACTCCATTAGCCAAAGCAAACGAGCCGCCTGCGGTCGCCCCTCCTGTCGTGTCATTTCGCACCTCGCCTGTCGCGCCGAGGTTGGTCGAGACATTGACGGTGATGGCGAAGGAATTGGCCATGAGGACATCGCCTGTGGCGAATGTGACCGCCGAGGCCGTGCCGCTGGGCGTGGTCGCCCAGACATCGCTGGCGTTGATGTTTCCCGCTTTTCGAGCGTAATAGGTCGCCATGGCTTAGAGTCCTTTCGCGACAAGGTAGGCTTGGAGGGCGGCTTGGATCGCGCCGATGGCTTGCTGCTCCTCAGCACTGGCCTGTGAGAGCGATCCGAGGACGACGGCTTTGCGGTGTTCGATGCCTGCCTGCTCAACCACGCCGTCTTCGATGCGGGTCGGGATGAGGGACATGGCGACATTGGCGTCAGGTTGGCCGTCTGGCTTGTAGAAGCCGGTGATGGCGAGATTGAGCGACCAGCGGTCGTAGGTTTTGCCGTCGATTTGGAGTGGTGTGGATGCTTGCATGGTGGTGGTGGATTTGAGTTTTTAGCTGTAGGAAAGTGAGGTTCTGGAAGACCACGCGCCGACTGCGGATTGGGTGGCCGTGACCGACCCATCGGCATCGGTGGTGATGCGGGTGATCGTCCAGCCGGTGGAGGATTCGGCGGTGCCGGTGGGGGCGGTGCCGTAGTAGTGGTAGGGTTCATCCCAAGCGGCGCGGGCGATGGTGGAACCGCCCTCGGTGAGGGGGACGGGGGACCATGCCTCGCCGTCGAAGACGAGGATGTCGCCCATCTCCGCCCCCTCGCCAGAGAGGCGAGAGGCCGGGATGGTGACGGGCATGACCTGCCAACGCGCTCCCGTCCACTTCCACTTCCGATTGCCGGAAGTGAAGGTGTCGTTGACTGACGGGGTGGATGGAAACGCGAGGGCGGACATGGTTTTTTACTGCTTGTCGATTTCGACCCAGGCTCCGTTGTAGGAGACATACTCTGCCATGTCGGTAGAGTCGATCCAGCGGAGACCGGCGGTGTGGGACGGGGCGGTTGTCGAGATGACATCCTTGATTTGCTTGCCGCTTTCGAGGGAGGAAATGTTCGACTGCGCGGTGGAGAGGCCGCCTTCCAAGGAGGAGGCGCGGCCTTCCAGCGAATCGATATCCCCTTCGGCGCTGGTTACCCGACCGGCCAAAGTGCTGGCGGCGGATTCGGCGGCGTCGAGGTCGCTCTGGAGCGTGTTGATTTCGCCTTCCGCCGTGCCGAGGCGGGTGTCGAGGCCGGAAATGTCCGAGGCCAAATCGGCATCGGCGGCTTCCAGCGAGGAAACGGCATTGGCGAGGTTCGTGGAGGCGGCACCAGCGAGGCTGGAAATGGCTCCGTTGAGGTTGGAATCCGCAGCTTGGAAAGCGGTTACGATTTCCGATAGCGAATCAAGGGCGGTGCCATCCACATTGGAAAGGACATCGTCCACGCGAACATTGAGCGCGGTGATGCCGCTCTGTGCGGTGGAGAGGCCGGATTGGAGAGAATCAATTTCTCCCTCGGCGGTGCCGACCCGGCTGGTGAGGCTCGACGCTGCCGACTCGATGGCGGTGATGTCGCTCTCAATCGCGCCTGCGCGGGATTCCAAAGCGGTGACGGCTGGGGCCGAGGCCACCCGGGCGTTGGTGTAGTAGAGGTTGTTGGAACCTTCGACAACCGCATCGGTTGTGCGAGGGACGAGTTTCCAAGCGGTGCCGTTGTATTTCCAACTGCGGGAACCGACGGAGTGGATGTCATTCAGCGCGGGGCTGGATGGGAAGGAGATAGCTGCCATGGTAGTAGTGTTTTCTAGTTGTTGGTTGGTTTTTCGACCCACGCGCCTGCGAACCATTCGTAGGTCGTGAGATCAAAAGGAGTGGTCCATCGCTGGCCGGTGTAGGGTTGTGCGGGCGGCGTATCGGAAAAGGTCGCGGGGAGATCGGCGGCTTGCTGGTAAGTGCTGCCATTCCAAAGCCAAAGCGATCCGCTATCCTGCGCGAGGTAGATGCGGGCTTCTTTGCCGACTTCTGGAAAATCGGCCCGGGAGGGATAAATGACGAGTTGCTTGATGCTGTCATCGGGCAAGACGATCTGGAACTGACTAAAGTCCAGTTGCTGGGTGATGTTGGATTCGGTGATCGTCGTCATGCGTAGGTGGCGGTCTCCCGGTTGGTCCACGCGACATTGGTCGCCTTGGCGGTGGCAGTGACGGTTCCGTTGGCGGAAAGGGCGGAACGGGTGATGGTCCACTTCGCCACGGCGGCGGCGGAGCCAGTGGCGGGGATGTCGGAATTGAGGAGCAGTCCGTAGTAGCTGAAGGTGCCTGCGGTGTTGAGCGCAAAGGAGTGAATGTAGTTGTCCGGGTCACGCTGGGTGGTTGGCGAGTAGAGGCCGAGCGCGACGACGACGATCTTTGCGTTGTTTGGAATCGCGGTGGTGAAAGTGATTGTGCCAGCGCCTTGGTTGACGAGGTAGTCGGCGGTGGGTTCCTGCACGACGCCGTTGATCGAGACGATGACATGGTTTGGGTCGCTCGATTTGAGGCCCGAGACGGTAAATGTTTTGAGCGTTCCGTTGCCGGTCAGCGTGGTTTTCGCCGAGGAGAGGAGCGCGGACTGCTGGAGGGTGAGGTTGAGCGTCTGGTTCGGGGCGGTGCCGGTGATCGAGGCGGCTGCGGTGGGGCCAGCGGTGACCGTGCCGATTGCGAGAGTGTTCGCGGGGCCAACGGCTCCGGTGGTTCCCGGCAATCCTTGAATGCCTTGGATACCTTGGTCTCCGCGAGGGATGGTGAAATTAAGAACGCGGTTCTCCGGGGTGCCGGTGGCGGCAACGCTGGCGTTCGTGCCTGCGGCCCCGGTGGTGGTCGTGCCGACATTGACCGTTCCCGCTGGGCCTTGGGGGAGTCCGAAATTCAGAACGGCGGTGTCATTGGCTCCGGTGTTGGTGACCGTTGGGGTGGAGCCGGTGGGGAGGTTGGTAACCGATCCCACGGTGACGAGGAGTGAGGGGTAGCTGACGCCGCCTGCGGGACCGCCTCCGCTGACCTGCGCGGCATCGACCCCATCGCCGCCATTACGGGAGGAGACGAGTTTGGAGGACATCCACGCAGGCTTGATGCGGCCCTTGCGCTCGGTGGAGTCCCGGCGCATGGCGGGGCTTTTTCCGAGGAGTTCGGTTTCCTTTGCGAGCAGCGCGGCCTTGTTGGCATCGCCGGTCAGCGGGACGGCGAGCTTGGCGGCGAGGTTAGCCGTGAGGAGGTCTATGAAGAGCGAGTCGAAAGCCGTGACCTCGGTGACCTTGCGAACATATTCCAGCGTGATCGCCGAGCCGAGCCAGATATCCCAATCGGTCGTCCAACTGGCGGACACGCCGGGTTGCTTGGTCGATCCGGCAACCAGGCAGCGGTAAACCGCGCCGTTGTTGGAAACGGCATTGCCGACCTCGTAGGTGCGACCTGTGACCCATGCGGGAGATCCGGAATCGGCATTGGTGAGGACAAAGTTGCCAGAGACTTCCCATGCCGAGTCGCCGGTCGAGTAGTCGTAATCGTTGACCCGGAAGACGCGCAGGCAGTCGGCGGGGATCGCGTAGCGGTAGGCCCACTTGTATTCCGGGCGCGGGAGGGATTCGGTGACCGTGGTGGCCTTCATCGCCCATGTCCACGATCCGGCGAGAAGTAGCGCATCGCGAACCTGCGGGTAGAGGGACTTGGCGAGGAGCATCGCCTGCGAGGAGGGGCCGAACTGCTCGGCAGTCCCAACGCGCAGGATGGCTTGGCGGCAGAGTTCGTCCTCGGTGAGGGCGGAGGAGGGGCGCGAGGAGGCGCGGGTTTCGACCGCATTTTTCAATGCGGGCTTCCCGGCGAGGAACTGGAGTTCTTTGAAAAGTTCCTCGGTCTTCATTTAGCGGGCGGCTGGGGCGGCTTGGAAATCCATGAGTTGGGAGAGTTTCATCGCGAGGGTGACCGTGAGCATATTCACGAAGACCGGCGGGAATTTGGTGGCGTCGGAAACGATGACCGTCGTCTCGACCTTGACAGGCGAAGTGAAATTCGTGTGCAAGAACCCACCGACGATTTCCCAATTCCCGAAGTTCTCGTCTTCGTCCACCCCATTGACGCGAAGAACCTTGAGCGTGCCGCTAGGCAGGGCATAGCGTGTGGTGTAGCCGAAGGCGGGAGGCGTTCCATCTGCGGCGAGGGAGGATTGAACGCGAGCGAATTGCCAATCGAAGTCGGCGAGGAGTTCGTTGCGCGTCTGGTCAAAGAGACTAGTCGCGATGGCCATCGGCTCCCCGTAAGGCTTGAATGCCTCGGCGCTACCCACCTTGAGGATGGCTTGGCGGCAGATTTCGGAGACGCCCATGGCGGCGTTGGCTCGGACGGGTGCGGTCTTCTCAATGGCTCTGGCGAATCCCGGCTTCTGGAAAACAAATTCCGTTTCCTTGGCCAGAATCTCCATGCGGCCCGCATCGCCGGTCGTCATGGCGAGGCGCATGGCGATCTTGTTCACAAGAAGGTCGATGAAGATCGCAGGGAATCTAGTGATGTCGGTAACGGTCGTGGTGAACTCCGCAAGGATCGGCGAGGCGGCTTCGGTGTGGATGAATCCCCCGACCACCTCCCAGACCGAGAAATTCTCACTGGCATCGACCTCGTTGACCCGAAGCACGGTGAGCGCCCCAGCGGGCAGGGCATAGCGTCTGGCGTAGCCGGTGACGGGGTCTACCGCATCGGCGGTGATCGAGGCCGAGGTGCGGGCGAACGACCAATCGAACTCCGAAAGAAGTTCGTTGCGGGCTTGATCGAAAAACGAATTGCCCAGCATCGCGGCTTGTCCGTTGGGCTTGTAGCCATCGGCGGTGCCGGTCTTAAGGATCGCGAGCCGGACGATGTCGGCCTGCGTGGAGATGGAATTGGTGGCGCGTTGCCTTCCGACTCGCTCGGTGGCGTGAAGGAACGCGGGCTTTTGCAATGTCGCGCCGTAGACCTCGGCAAGTTGGGTGAACAAGTCCTTGCTGCCGGTAAGAGGCATCGCGAGGACGGCGGCGAGTTTGATCGAAAGAAGTTCGGTGAAGATCGCCGGGAACGAGGTGGGCGTCGTGATATTGGCGATGTAGTCGAGCGCGACCGGAGAGGTGAGGTTCGTATGGAGGTTAGTTCCGACGATTTCCCAATTCCCGAAGTTCTCGCTGGCGTCGATGTTGCCAAGGCGGATCGCCCGGATGAAATCAGTGGGCAGGGCATACTGCGTGGAATAGCCGGTGAGCGGGGCCGTGCCGCTGGTGAGGGAAACCTGCTTGCGGCAGAACTGCCAATCGAACTCGGCTTGGAGTTCCTCGACCGTCTGCGTGTAGAACAGAGAGCAATACTGCGCCTGCGCGGTCGCGTCCGTGAGTGCGGTGATGCGGGAATCACCGAGGCGGGCGAGGGCGAGGTTGCAGATTTGGATGTCTGTCATTGAGCAGCGGTCAGATCACAGATTGAAAAAGTGGGTGGCAGACATAGCCCGGTCTGCCAGCGGGGTGCGGGAACTTAGAGGACTTCGTCGCAGGCGATCTCGACGACTTTCTTCTCTTCCATACGCACGGCAGCGAGGCTGGCCACGGAACGGATTTGAAGGGAGTGCGAGAGGTCGGTGCGGATGTCCATGTGGGTCTTCAGACCACGCTCGGCGAGAATCACGCCACTCTTCACATACGCGAAGCAGGAGCGGATATCGGTAGCCAGCGGCAACTGCTGGGAGCGGCGGAATTTGAAACCCATGAAGGTGTTCAAAGTGCCGTCCACAAGGGCGCGGACCGTGTTGTAGTCTGCCGAGGTCGCCTCGACCGTGCGGAGCAGGTCTTGGAGTTGCTTGGCGGACACAACCATGATGCGCTCCTCTTCCTCGTCAACCTCGTTGCTGTCGAAGAGGAACTTCGCTGCGCGGAGCTTGGCAATGGTGAGACCGCTGTTGGCGGCGGTGCCGGACTCGACATAGTTGGCTGCGATCTTCTGGCCTGCTGGCAGGACGGTGGCCGTTGTGCCAGTTGCGCCGGTGAAGGCAGTGCCGCCGAGAGCGTCGATGATGATCTTGTCGCAGGTGCGGGCATAAGCTGCGCCGTGCGATTGGATTATCGGGCTGGTCGGAAGAACAACTTCGCCGAGGAACTGCTCGTCGAACTCGTCAACGAGTTTGGCGCAGTCGTAGTTGAGTGGGCGAATCCAACGCTTGGCCATCGCTTGATCAGAGATGCGGGTGTCGCGTGAGCGATCCGTGATCTGCGTCATCGAGGTTGCGTCGAGTTGATTGTAGGATTTCTCTTTTCCTTCGATGGAATCGAGGGTCACATATTCTTTCAGCTTGCTGTTCTTTTGCTGAACGAGGTGTTTCCAGTTGCTATCGAACTGGGTGGTGAAGTGATTGGGGATGTTCGTCAGAACACCATTGAGGTCTGCCATTTTTTTCTCCTTGTGTTGAGTTGGTTGGTATCAGTCAAAACTGATGGTTCGTTGCTCCCTTCGCTTCCGAGTGTCCCAATTGGGGTCAGCGGCGGCGGGTATTAGGGAGCAGGCTCAACGAGGAGGTGTCTGCTCTGACGAAGGAGTGTGTAGCACACTCCGAGGTATCAGTCAAAAATTAGCGGGGCCGAGAATCGAACTCGGGATTCCAGATTATGAAACTGGTGTGATGCCTCTTCACTACCCCGCAGATTTTCATCCCTGCTTGAGCAGGGAGGTGACGAGCGCGGCGGCTTCGCGGTCGCCATCCATGTATCGCTTGTGCCAAGTGTTGTCGGGGTTCGACATGATGTCCTTGGCGCGGGCCGCGCCGGTCATAAATTCCGTGCCACCCATGGAGCGACCGACCTTGTCCTCGCTCATCATTTGGGCCATGCGAACGAATCCCCGCACGACCTCGGGATCACTGAACCCGTGCGAATTGGAATCGACGCCTGCGATCTTCGCGGCCTGCTTGGCGAGTCCGATGTTCTTTCCGAAATCATTTCCCCATTCTTTTTGGAGCGTCTGCACGGCCTCGGTGCGCTGCTTCTCATAGGTCGCTTGGATCGCCTCCAATTTGAACATCTCGGTCTTCGCGTGTTGCGTGACGAGTTCCTTCATGGCCGATGGCGGGATGCCGTGCTTGTGGGCGATCTCGGCATAGGGCTTCGCCATGTCGTCGCTCCATGTCATGCCTTCGGGCAAAGCCTCGGGAGCGAACTTGTATTCCTCCAGCGACTCGGGAACTCCCATGGCGCGGCGGAAGGCGGCGACCTCCTCGGGCGAGGATTTTTCGTTGGGGACGCCGAGCTTTTTTCCGATCAGAGCATTCGCATTCGCGAGCGCCTTCGCCATATCGGGAACGCTTTTGTATTTCGCGAGCGTGTCTTTGTAGGCGGCGGAATCCTCGGGGAGGTTGTTCGTCCATCCTTCTCCAAAGGTGCCGTCCGGGTTGACCCAGCCGGTCGAGGGAGTGGAGGGTTGCGTGGTGGTGGTGGTCGTCTCCGAAGCGGCGGGCGCTGCGGCGTTGGTGCTGTCGGCTCCTGTGTCGAGCAGACTCTGCTCGGAGGAGGTGTCGATGGTGTCTTCCATAAATGGTATCAGTCAAAACTGCGCGTCAGTTTTGATGCGGGTGGTAACCGAGATGGGTGCGGCGACCGGCGTAGCGGATCGCGAACTCCTGCGGGTGGTAGTCGCGCATCCACTCGACATAGGCGGGGGTCTTGTCGCCGAGCATCTGCTCCATTTCGGGTGCGGGCGGGATGTCTTTTTTGGGTTCGGTTTTCTTGCTCATTTTTTGACCTTTCGTTTGGGGGCTTCGATGTCGCCGTCTGCGATGACCGGCCTGCGGAGGACTGATTCGATGTGCAGGACCACACCGCGCTGACCATCGCGAAGGGCGGCGACCACGGGGTTGAAATCGTAACCAGGCAGGAAGACTTGGCTTTCGGTGGCAAACTGCGCCTTGAGGTCGGCGATGACCGCTTGGCCTTCCTTGGTGCTGAACACACGGTGGTAGGCGTTGGTGGTCTTCTGGCGCTCACGCTCGCGCCGAAGGGCGGCGGCTTTGTCTTCCGGGGCCATCACGCTTGTCCCATCATGCCGGGGAGCATCCCGGCGAGTGCGGAGTCCTGCTTGACGCTGCCAGCTTTTCCAAGTGCGCTCGCGGCCTGCTCCATCTGCTGCGCCTGCATGGCTTGCTGTTGAGCTTGGGCGCGGGCGGCTCGTTGCTGCGCGACCATTTCCTCCTCCATGAGCCAGCGGGCGGGAAGACCATCGTTCCTCGCCATGTCGCGGCAGATTTCATCGAAATCAAAGTTGTCGAGCATGTCGGGCTTGAGTTGCGCGTAGGGCAGAAGCATCTCGGTCGTGCGAACGAATGCGGCGTTTTCGAGAGACTTGATCGCGAGGGCAATTCGGGAGTTGTAGGCGACATCCGGCTCGGGGATGTAACCGACCATCGTGAGTTGTTGGGGTGGGGGAGGGAACTTGCCAGCGCGGGCGAGGATCGCAAAGACCCGGCGAAGGAGCGGGTTGAATAGCTCGGTCGTGAGGCGGGCGAAGGTTGGGGAGAATTGGATCAGCTTTTCGCTCGCTCGCTCGGCGACTTCGCGGGCGGTCATCTGCTTTTGCAACTGCGCGAACATCTGAAAGAGGTCCACATGGAAAGCTTCGTTGATCGCCTTGCGCTTTTGTTCGGCCCGCTCGACGCCGATGTCGTAGCGCCCGCCGGTTCCCCATTCCTTCGGGGTTGCATTAGGGTTGTTCGGATCGAAGTAGGTCACGCCACCGGCGCGGAGGTCGATGTCGCCATCGAATCCAGCAGGGATCAGAATGCGCGGGAACGCATGAATCTCGGCGAGCGAGTCGAGTTGCTTTTCAAGAAAGTTGAGTTGCTTGCACTCTGGGAGAGCGGTCCAGCTTGGCGAGTAGCCGTAGCACTCGGAGTTCTTCCACTTGAGGTAGCGGGTGACGAAGAACGGTTGCTCATCGAAGCCGCTGGACAGGAAGACATGCTTGCTCGCCTTGTCCACATACACGCTGGCGTAGGGTTTGTTTGCGCCATCGCGCTTGCCCATTTCGATCTCACCCGGACCACGGGGAGCGATGAGATGGACACAGGAAAACTTTCGGTTGGAGTTGGTCTTTTCCAATTCCTTCCGCATGCCGTCAGTGATGTTCTCGACGCCGAACTTGAGTGCGGCCTGCCGAGCGGTCATCTCATACTCGCGAGAGAGCGTATCCACATAGCCTTCGTCGTCCTCGCTGATCGCGAAGCTACCGAGATCGAGCTTCGTGAAATTGAGGGAATTGTTCTTCCCGGCTTCCACAAGAATCGCCGCCGTGCCGAACGCACCCCGGTCGAGATAGAGTTCGTGAATCTCGGTGTAAAAGTTGGACCGGCTGAGTTCGGCCTGCATGACCTCGGTGCAACGCTTGAACCATTGCTCGATCTCGTCCTCGCTCTCCATCGCCTTCGGCGGCTCCAGCGAAAACCACCGGCTTTCGAGCGGCGTCATCCATGAGAGTTGGCCATTGGCCAGAATCATGTTGGCCCGCACCGCAGTGGCGTCGAAGAGTTGCGCCTCGTCTTCGGTGGATGGCGAGGTCGTCTGCGTGAACATCGACGCTTTCCTCGGCATCACATATTTCGCGATGTCCTCCCAGAGAGATTCCCATGTCGCCCGCTGATGCACTAGTTCCGCATGGCGCTGCAAAACCTTGTCGGCGAGTTCGGGATTTTTTCCGGTCATTTGGTATCAGTCAAAACTGAATCAACCGAGGGTCGAGTAGCCGGTCGTCACGGGAGCCTGCGAGGATTCCCCGGCGAGGATGGATTTCCGCATTCCCTTGCGGCGAGCGGTCTCTGCCGCCATGTCGGCCTGCGGGTTGCCGGGGTCAACCTGCGCTCCGGGCGCGGGCTTGTTGGCTTCCATCTGGCGGAGCATTTCCGCCTGCTGGCGTTTTTGCTCCTCGGCCTGCTGGCGTTGGAGTTCCATCTGCTGGCGCTGCATGGCGGCTTGCTGATCGGCGGCTTGCTGCATGCGTTGCTGCTCGGCTTGCGCGTTTTGCTGCTCTTGTTTGCTCGGGCCTTTGCGTCCGCCTCCTCCAAACCACGCTAGGCAGGGTGAGAGGATAGGGTTGATTTCGTGGTCAGTAAGTCGCATCGCTTTTGGAGTTTTTGGGTTTCGTAAACTCGGAGCGGGCGGTCTCGCCGACTCCATGCGATGTAGGGGAGACGATACGGAGCAAAGTTGCAAGGGTTATTTTGACTGATACCACTATATATAGTGATCAGCCAGCAGTTCTGACACAACCTGTGGTATGTGTGGGCGGCATCGCGCCAGCGTTCCTCGGGGTCGTGAATATCCACCGGGCGGGCGAGCATGAAGAAGTCCTCGGTGTTGATGACCACGCCATTCCATGCGGTGAGTTCCACCTCCTCGGCGAAGGATCGCGGCTGCGGATACCGGCGATACAGGTCGAGGATTTGGAGTTCCAGTTCGCGCTTCACCGCCGCACCTTTCCGAATCCACCGCCTCGGAATCCTGCCATGACTCTAGTGGGTTCGTGTCGCTCGGCCTTCCGAGGGATCGCGGAGCGGTCGATGACCATCCCGCGCTTGATAGCCTGGTGCGAGAGACTGAACGCATCGCAGAAGTGGGATGACCAATCATGCACCGGCACATCTTTGATCGTGACCCCATCGCGCTCCTCTTTGGAATGGTAGGCGTCGAGCGCCTCGATGCCATCCGCGCAACCGGCCTCGTTGATGTGAATGCGAGGGAACGCATCATTGGCCAAGTTGATTCCATCCCAAACGCTGATCTGCCGTGGCACAGGAACCACGCCGGTCAGCCCGCTGCGACCGAGCGCCTCCTGCCAGAGTCCACCGACTTCCGCTGCGGCGTCATGCGGGATGAAGTGACCCCCGTAGCCGTATTGGCGCTCCTTGAGCCGTGCCGCCCAATCCGCTGGCGTCTTGCACTCGTCGGACCCGGAGAGGGATTCCAGATAGTTGATGCGGTCGCCGACCATCTGCCAAATCCAGACCTTCTGGTTGAGCGGAGCGCCCACATCCCAGCTTGTGTATGTCGGGAGTTCTTTGAACCACAGCACATCGTTCGTGACCCGCTTCTCGGCTCGCGCCTTTTCGAGCGAGCGAACATAGATCGCGCCCGGGCGACCGATGTTGAACGAGCATTCGTATTCCTGTTGGTAGGCATTCTCCGTGGTCCCGCGCCGGATGTCGGCGAGTTCCTCCTCGGGAATGATGTGGCTCTCGCTCGCCTTGAGCATGAGCGTGAACCACTCGTTGTCCGCGCAAGCGCGGTTCCACATCTTCCAGAAAATGTTTCGCCCCTTCGGTGTTCCCACCCATGTCGCCCAGCCTTGGTAGTCGGTGAGCGTGGGCCGGATGACATTGTCCCACGCCGCGGGATCGAGATCCGCGGCCTCGTCCATCACCACCCCATCGAGGTAGATTCCGCGGAGGCGCTCGTAGGCTTCGCCCGAGTAGAGTCGGATCGTGGCCTCGTTGTGGAAGGTGATCGCGAGATCAGCCTTGTTGATCACCACGCCGGGGATTTGCGAGGTGAACTGGACAAGGTATTTCCAAGCGATGTCTTTCGCCTGCTCGCGGGTCGGAGCCACATAAGCGTATCGGAGAGGTGGTCCGCTGCGCTTGTGTGAAAGCGCCTTCGCGATGAGGTCTTGGATGCACACAAACGACTTCCCGGCGCGGCGATGCAAAACCATCACCGACCAGCGTTGTGTGCGGTGCAGGTAGCTCGCGAGTTGGGGGCGCGGGATGATGTCGATGTTAATGGCCACCGATGCGGATGTTGATGTCCATGGCCCCGGCGACCTCGATCTTCTCGGGTTCGTTCCATCCCATCGCCTTCGCGAGCATTTCCCCATACTTCGCGCAGGTCGCGGATTCCGGTGGCATTTCCATGAACCGCTCGCGGAGTGTTTCGAGGTATGTCTCGCGTTTGTAGCTCATCTTGGATTCCGACTTGGCGCGGAGTTCGTCAATTCGGAAGGCCACACTTGCATTTCCTTGCAATTTGCAAGCGGCGCCATCGGCTCCCTTTTCGGAGTAACCGGCGCGGATGTAGGCTTGGGTGAGCGACAATCCGCTCGCGACCCCTTGGCAAAACGCCTCTTGTTTCGGGTTCAATTTCATAGGGTTGATGGTATCAGTCAAAATTGATCTTGACAAGTATTGGGAATCTCCCCCTCATACTCCCCCTGTGGTTGTTATTTCGATGTGGGTCATTTCTTCGGCCTTCGTTTTGACTTTGCTTTGGACAAAGAGGATTTCGACACTTTCTGGATCGTCGTCCGGGATGAGTTTCGCGTAGCGCAACTGGTCGATGAGTGGCTTGCAACCTCCTGCGTAGTTGTCTGCATCAAGTAAGCGAACGGATTTTCTTTCAATGCGGAGTCGAGTGCGCGGCGGGCGCGGACTTTCTCCTTTTGGAGTGTCGTCCAGTGCTGGCCGAGGAGCCGGTTGAGGCTTGGCGTGAGGTATCCCCGCAGTTGAAGAGTGAGTGAACACTCCCGGGCTGGATTCGGTGTATCCGAGTTGTCTGAGTTGTTCATGGGTCCAGTTCATGGTTTGAGGCCCGCTGCCTTTAGCCACGCATCGAGATCGTAGCCGTTGAGCGTTGTGTCGCGAAATTGGATTGCTTCTCTCAATGCCTCCCTCGCCTCGTCGCGCTCGCGCTCCATGCGTCGGCTATGCTCCCACAAAATCGGATGTGAGTGCATTGCCGCTTGCGCTAATTGAACTTCAAGGTGGTCTGTTTCAGGTGTATCACTCATCGTTTTTTCCTTTCTCGCAGCATTTTTATGATCTCGGGGTATTTCGCCGGGTGGAATGCCGCATCCTTAATTTTGTCCGCAGGTAAATCCATCGTGCTGCAGACTTGCGTGAACGCTCGGTTCTTAAAAAAATGCCGAGCCGACCGCCGAGCCTCCACCATGATCGCCCTTTGGTGTTTTGATTTGTATTTCTGGCGGTTCCAGATGTCCTCGACCGCCTGCAAAATAACATTGCAGGCTAAGTCGCGGACCCCTTCCAAGTGGTAGTCTTTAGAAGGAGATTTCGTCATCGGAGGCGCGGGCGGCGGCGAGGCGTTCGTTGAGCGTGGCCAGCCGGTCGCTGGAGAGCGGTTCGGTTTCCCGTGGTTTGGATTCCAGCGGGTTGAGCCATTTGATCTTGTGGCGAAGTTGGCCGTTGTATTCCTCGGCCTCGACCGTGATCCGGCATTTCTGGCCGAGGAACGGAGACCTGCCAGCGTCCAGCGATTTGATGTCCCACTCTTTGCCAAATGCCTGGTCGAGCGTGTCACAGGTGCGCTTGGTTGCCTTTTCGGTGAGCCAACCCTGCCAAACGATTTCCCGTCCGTGCTGGTCGCTCTCCGGGTCATCGATGAGGAGCGGGACGCGAATGAAATCCGTTCCTTTTTTTGTTTCATCTTTGGGCGTTGTCTTGCCCAGCCACCCGTTGCCGGGTTGCTTTACTTTCGCGATGTATTTGCCGGGGGCGGAAACATAGCGGTTTTGTTTGTCTGCGAGTTCGTGTGTTGTTGTCATGTTGTTTGGTTGTTGTTGTTCGGGAGGTTGGTATCAGTCAAAACTGCGTTTTTATGCGTTAATGATTTTCGTAAACTCCGAGAGCCGCCGGAGGATCGGCTCGCCTCGGTCGGGCGAGAGCATTTTTCTGAGGTCGCCCTTGACGGCATTCGCCGTCCAGATGATAGGCAGTTCGTGGGAGGATCGGTGTTCCAGCAGGTCGAAGAGTTCCAGTTCCGACCGCTCGGTCATCTTGGCTTTACCGAGGTCATCGAGGAGCAGAACCTTCGTCCGGCGGCAGCGGGTCAGCGTGTCCTCGGCGAGCGCCTTCGCCTGCGGATCGTCGTGCCATTGGTCCGCGCAGGCTTTCGCAAATCCCGTGGAGGTGATGCCAAAAACTCGCAAGTTCTCAAAATGCAACCGCTTCAGCAGTATCCACGCCGCTCGCGTCTTCCCGCAGCCCGCTGGACCGACTAGACCGAGGCCGACCGGATTAAACCGCCATGCCTCGCATTCGCGCAGAAAGGCCGCTGGAATGCGTTTGGGGTCGCTTTCGCGGTAGATTGGAGGGCAGAGGGCATTGAACGCCTCCTGCCGCCTCTCCTGCTCCTCTGCGGCCTGCTCCTGCTTCAGCCTTTCGATCCGCTGGAGATCGCACTCGTCGCAGAGGATTTTGATGTTTGGGAAAATTCGGAGCAAATCCTCCCCCGGCACCGGCACCGAGTTGTAGCACGACTCGCTCGCGCAGCATTGGACCGTGGCTACCATTGCTCGACCTCCTCTTGTTTAACAGGCGCAGGTTTCTTGTTTTTCGGCGGGAAGATGCCCTGCCACCCGTTGGCGATGGATTGGTTGATCGCTTCGATGGCTTCGTCGTGACCCATCTCCGAGAGGTTTCGGAGTTGCGCCGAGACCGATGCCGGGGCGAGGGCTTTGAGTCGGGATGACTTTCGGTAAGCAAGGTAGCTTTCCCATGCCGCTCCAAAATCCGCCGACTTGAGGTTCGCCGGAAACTCCACCCCTACTTCTTCGTTAGAAGAAGTATTAGAAGATGTAGACTGAAGAAGAAGAGTTGCCTTTTGGTTGGAACCATTTGGCAAGCACCCTACCAAGGGTGGTTGAACGGTGGTTGAACCACCCTTGAGGTTTTGCCTCTTTTCAGCCGATTTCCTGCCACCTTCGCGGCTTTTTTCAGCCCAAGCATCCTGCTTGTCCCTTTCACGCTCCAGCCGGTCATGCACCAGTGAAGCAGACTCCAAGGGGTGCGGTTGGAACATGGTTGCAAGGGTGGTTGCAAGGGTGGTTGAAGCACCCTTGCCGATGAGCCTAGCAATCTTGTCCGGATCGGATGGGATGGAACCGTGCTGCCAGCAGGACGCCAGCAAGCGCAGATACGCCCCCTCCTCCTCCAGTGTCAGCAGGGAAACCCGCTGCGACCCCAACCAATCCCCGGGGTAGAATTGAAACGCAGGGCGCTTAGTCATGCCGCCCTCCTGTGGCGTCCGTGCAGCGCCTCGATACCCACAACAGGGTCCGCACCGTGGCTCTTGGCAAAAGCCGACGCCTCCTCGATGCTTGCAAATGTCTTTTGATCGACATCACCAGGCCAGCAGTAAATGCCCTGCATCACATTCCAGAATGGTCCCCAGTTGTTTTTCACGACCTTCACCGGCTCCAGTTTTTCAAATTGGAATTCAAACTGAATGTTCATGCCTTCCTTTCAAACATGGCGATTGGCCTCATGTGAGCGCGGCTGGATGACATGTAGCCCACCTTCTGCCATGCTTTTGACTTAAAGATCGCGCCCATCACCCGGGGATCGATGTTTGCAGGAGGTGGACACATCTCGCGAACATCGTTGACCGTGATGACGCCCCTCTGATTGGCGAGGGATTCCGCTGCGAGCCGCGCCTCGGCGAGGTAGTCCTCACGGGTGGTTTCAAACAAGTCCATAACGGTTTGGAGATCGTTCATTTCGCGGCCCTCGCTTTCTTCGGCTTGTCCTCGACCAGTTTCACGATGTCGGCCTTGCGTTGCGCGTTCTCCTCGCGCACCGGCATCCGCATCTTTTCATGCCACTCGCGATACGCCTTGCCCCCCATATCGCCACCCATCGCCGCGACCAGATCATCGAGGCCGCTCTTCCCGGCGACTGCCGCTGAGACAACGGCCAGCCGGTCGAAATACTCGCTGCCGCTTTGATGCTGGAGTTTCCAACCAGGCACCTCCCCATTGGCCGCGAGAATCTCCTTCGCCGCATCCTTGAGTGGCTTGAGGAGTTCCTTTTCAAAGATCGACGCCGCCTTGAGGAATTTCCCCAGCCGATCCGGGTCGGCCAGAATCCCATGCCGGACATCGGCCAGCGAAACCGAGGATTCAACGGTCGCCAGCGTTTGAACGACCGGCTCGACAACCTGTGGGCATCGGTCTTTTTTGAGGCACCAGCCGCAATACTCATTCGCGCAGGGTTGGCGGTTCGGATCGGTCGCCGAGGCCACGATCCCCTTCACCCACGCATCCGCCTCCTCGTAGGTGTAGCGGTAGTGAACGACCTCGCGCTGGTCGCAGAATAGCAACACACACTCCCACTCTTTCGCGAATGTGCGGTCCATGTTGCCGAGAGCGTAAGCCGCCTGCTGCTTGTGATAACTGCGTGGCTGGCCCGACTTGAGGTCCATGCTCATGGATTTCGCATTCACTCGCGAATCCTCCGTTCCCTCATGCGAGAGATGCGGCGTAGTCACTTTGAGGAGCGCCTCGTCAGCGATGATTTCATGTCCTTCGGCCAATTCCTTGGCCGTTGTGACCGCCCACAGCACCGCATCCTGCTCGTCGTCAGAGAGCGAGAGGAACGGCTGGCGCTCCCCCATGAGAAGACCCCGGAAGGCCAAGTCCATCCGAGTCCCTCGCTCCGCCGCAGGACCGGAGACGGGGTTGGATTCAAAGCACGGACACAGGTCCAGCTTGTCGAGAGCAGAGTGGCGGATCATGCGACCTCCTTCAGAACGGCGTCGATGAATCGTGGCGTGTTCGACAAAACGCGGTTGCGGTAGCCCTCATCCGCGATGTCGCGGAAGGTCTGCCCCTCGGCGATTTGGCCTTTGGCCCGCAGGAACGCATTCACGGCTTTCTCATGCTCGAAAATGCGCTTTTCCAATTCGTCCGCCCAATTTGGGGTTTCCGATGGAATTGCCTCGGTATCAGCCGAAACCGCCACGGCCTCGACCTCGATCAGCTTCGGTGCTTCCGCCACCGGCTCCGGGGTCACTTCCACCTTCACCGAGCGTGTCGGGCGAGGGGAGTCAAACTCCTGCACCTCCTCCGGGGTATACATCCCATTGAGAACCGCTGGGAAGGTCGCACGGACCCCCTCGGAGATCACCCGCGCCCGGAGCATTTGGCGAGGGTAGGATTTCCAGTTGTCCTTCGATCCAAGACCCGCCGCCTTGGCGCGAGCCATGTCCCAATCGATGCGTAGCGATCCGCCCGCAGGGTGGGAGAATGTCGCCGCCACCTTCTCGTTCGTGTGGTCGTGCCACTCGACACGCCCGCCGCTTTGCTGGAACCTCGCCAGCATCGAATCCGCCTTCAGAGAAGCGCGACCTTGGATGATGTGGTAGTCGTTTGCCACCGATCCGGGGTGACGCCCTTCGGCGACCGCCACGATCATCAGTGTTAATGCTTGCTCGGGAGTTTTCATTCCCAAGAGTCCGCTTTTAGCGAAGGCATTTGCCATCACCTGCATGTCGCCCAAGGCGACTTGTGTGTTGACTTGTGTAGTCAGTGTTGTATTGCTCATTTTGTTATTACTGCTCTTCTTGTGGTTTAACTTGCCCCGTTGGATTGCCGTCCTTCGGGGCGCTTTTCTTGTGGTGAGGGTGTTTAGTCCTCGAAATCTTCCCATTCCGCCCATCGCCTGCGTCGTTCCTCGAAACGGCGCATTCTGATGAACATATTGCGTTGGCCGCAGTGGTAGCTCGCGAGGCAGGAGCCAAGGGTGAGGATGGCGAGGGCGATGGCGAATCCTGCACTCATCGGGCCAACCTCCATGCACAAACCCCGAGGATGACGACCGGCGATACCATCCAGATAAAATCGAAGGCGAAATCTAGGCAGCGGAGAATCGTGTCCATTACGCGACCCTCCGGGTGTTGAGGCTCGCACGGCGCTTGTCCGCATACCATTTTTCAATCGAAGGCCGCAGGATGCGCCACCCGCCACGGTCGCCACGGGGTTTCTCCGCCGTGAACATCCCCTTGTTGCAAAACTGCCGAATCGTCCACGGAGCGTAGCCGGTCATTAACGCCGCCTCCTCCACCGTCATCAGAAGCTCTTTACTCACGCCGCCTTCCTCGCTTTCTTCATGGGAGTTTTCTGCGCCTTATTGGCGGGGGTGTCTGACACCCTGTCCAAAAAAATAGTCGCCGCTTCCCTCATAATAAAAGCCAGAGACCGGCGCTCGGTTTTAGCGATCTCCGCCAGTTGATCCCTCATGGCGCGTTCAATTGGAAAAGTGATTTTTGTCATCGTGGTTTTTTGGTTTTGGTTTGTTTTTTCTCTTTCATGTAGGAGTCGCACATGAGCTTCATGGCCGCGACACGGTCGATGCCTTGTTCCTTTGCGAACTCCTCAATTCTTGCCAGCAAGGTGTCCTCTATAGGCACCGTTACCCGGACTTTGTTTGCTGCTCGTTTGTCAGGCATGGAAGAACAATAAGTCTGGTGTCTGACACCCGCCAAGCATTTTTTTTATTTTTTTCCAATAAGGTGAAACCCTACCAAATAAAAACCCTTGACAACCGCATTGGCAAAGGCTCCGCAGGCCGAAATAAATTTTTACCCGCTTAAACAGACGCTCCGCAGGCGAGGGGACTTAACCGGCGACCCAAATAAAAACCATCCACCCGACCGCCAACCCGCATGAATGCTGGCTGTGTGCGGGATATTATTTCACCGAAAAAAAACTAAAATAAATCACGGCAACCCCTAAAACTACCATGCAGAAAATGTAAATTCCGAACCATGTTTTGTTCCACCAATTACCAGCTGGCGCGTATTCGCCCATGAATAAGCAAGACGCCACAAAGAGACACAACCAACCGGAAACAATGAAGACGCTCATCGCTTCACCTTCTTCGCCTTGTTCTCCATCACGCGAGCGATAACTTTTTCTCGGTTTCGCTGATACCAATCAGCCTTCCTGTCTCGCTCCGCCTCCTTGAATTTCTCATCGGTGCGGTAGCGATCCGAGTATTGTTTCGCCATGAATTTCCGCTGCGTTTTTTTGTTGGCGTAGGGCATAGGTCAAATCCTCCAGAACGCCTTCCAATCAGCCCGAACGGCGGGAACCGCATAGACCCGCTGCACCATCGCTGGCGAGGTGTGACCCATTTGGTAGGCCGTCAAACCGGCATTCCCGCAGCGACCGAGGTGGTAGGTCGCGAACGAATGCCGCAGCGCATTCTCTGGCCAGCCCTCCCAGCCCAGCCCTAGCGCCACGCGCCGCCGCGCCTCATGCAACGCCTCCAGCGATCCTTTCACGATCACGCCTTTCTTCCCTTTGAAAAATTCCCGCCGTTTCACCAGCGGCTCGGTCATATCCACAACCCGCTCCAGCATTCCCGTGGTTTGTTTGCTGACCTCGGGCCGAATATGGATTTGCTTCGACTTAAAATCCACATCCTCCCAATTCATCCTTGCGACTTCAATCGTCCGCAGTCCCGCAAACCCGCCTAGCAAAAGCAACGCCCGAATCTCGTCCGGCATCGGAGCTTTCAGCAATTCCTTCATTTGCGAAGCCGTCAAAATGTTCCGCGCCGGTGTCGCCTTCGGACTCCGCATCCCCTCGACAGGCGACCGCTCGATGAACCTCATCCGTGCCGCCCAACGGAAAAACATTCGTGCATAGCGAAACCACATCGCCCGGGTGGTCGGTGAATCCGAGGTTTGGTTGATCCATCTCGTCAGCGCCACCGGCTCAATGGCAGACAATGGACCCGACCATTTCGAGTTCAGTTCCCGGCACAACATCTCGACCTTTGCGAAATGCGATTTCGATTTAGTGCCATTCTCCGCTGCAAACATCCGGGTCGCCACCGCCACCGACATCCCGCCCTCCTCGCTCCTCACTCCCTCGCGCCCCTTCTCGCGCAAGACATCCACCAACCGCGCCCCCTCCGAATGCGCCTCCAACTCCGTCTCAAAAAACATCCGTTTCCGATCCCCGAAATGGGATGCTTTGAGATCAAGCACCCATCGATTTCGCGAATCTTCAAACCGCACTGCATAGGGGTTGTGTTTCATTCTGTTGCTTGGTGTTTTGGCAGTCAGTGCCAACTAGTGCCAAAAACATCCCCTCAAAAGCAAAACCACGCAACAGAAAAAAACACGAAGCAAAAGATGAGGGAGGTCTGTAGACCCGCTTGGGAAAAGGCTCCAGAGGCTTTACTGGAGGAGCGGAAGGGGTGGGATTTGAACCCACGGCAGGTTGCCCTGCGTTCGATTTCGAGTCGAGAAACGGCTACTGACTACGAACGATTTACGGAAGGAGTGCCAGAAAGTGCCAAGACAGGGCGGATTCGGATGAAATTCCGGGCGATTGTCTTCTGGCGGGCTTTGCGCCAGACCCCGTCACCGGACTCGGAGTCGCGGTCGCCTCGGCCATTGGTGTTGCCTTCGATGGTGATGATCTGAAAGCCCGAATCGGACTCGACGATTCCGACATGCGAGAAGTCGAAGACGACGATGTCGCCGGGTTGGGCGAGGTCGCGTTCGTGCAAGATCACCGAGGTTTTGGGGCGGGACTTCGCCCAGCCGAGGAACCCGTAGGCGAGGGCGGTCTTTGGTCGCCACTCTTCCGGCGTGGAGGATTGGAGGTTGAGCCAGTCGCGGACGCCGGGGCGGGCGAGCCACTCGCGGATGCACCAATCAACGAAGGCCGCGCACCATGGCCACGAAGCTGGCTTGAGGTTGGTGGCCCGCTGGTAGTCGCGGATTTTGGATCCGTTGTTGTTGCCTCCGATCTCGCGGACCCCGACTTCTGCTGCTGCGATTTCGGCGAGCAGGCGGGTCATTTGTCTTTGAGGGCTTTTGCCTCTCCGAATTTCGACCAGGCATAGGACAGGTTGTCGTCTTTCGGGAGATCGGGATTTTGAACCGGCATGTATTTCACCGACACGCTGAGTTGCAGGTTGCCCATCTCGCCGACTCGGTCGCCGAACGGCGGGACCGGGATGCTCACGCAGGATGAAAGCAACGCGAGCGCCAGACAGGCAAAGGCGAAGATGATCATCCCTGCGGCGATCCGGCCCGGGGTCATCCCTTGCGGAGGATGTTGATTGCGCCGACCAGCCCTAACCCCGCCGCCACGATGGCTTCTTGGTGCTGCGGACTGAGCGAGACGCCCAGCGCCGTGAGGACCAGAAGGACGCCCCTCCATGTTGACGATTGGCCGAGTTGTGTGAGCAGGTAGTTCATTGGTTTCATGTTGTGGATGGTATCAGTCAAAACTCGCTAGTCAAAAATCACTCTTCGGTCACTGCGTCCACCGCAGAGTCGCCGATGTTGAATAGGTCTTTAGCGAGGTGTGTGATCGATGCTGCGGCGGCGATGTTGGGGTGGGCAAGACCCATGGCCGACACGATCATGTCGATGTCGCGAATGACATCGCGCATCTCGAAATCGCCTTCCAGATATTCGGGGATTCGCTTGACCGGGTTGATTGCTCGATCCACATCGAACATGGTTCCGCCCGGTTGATACTCTCCGAATGCTCTGTAGATGGCATTCTGTGCTGTCGATCCGAGGACGGGGAATCCGTAAAGCGGTTCGGTCGCAGCCGCAATTGCGATGCGTTTCGGCGACCAATACTTGTCGTCGAAAAGTTCCTCGTCATCGTCATCGAGCATGTCGCGCCAGATGGATCGCAGAATTGACGAGGCAATGGAATTGATCGCCACCACATAAGCCAGCGTCCGCATCTTGGTCGCGGTGTCCCGCTCGGCGAAGGAATAGGCGACGAGAGCGAGGTTTTTTCTCGCCTCGGAAGCGAATGCCCATCCGGCGCGGGCCAGCGGGTTGGTGGATGTGTTTTCGTAAAGACTCCGCGCCCCGGGGCGTGTCGGCTGCGCGATGCGGTCGGTGACCCGCTCGGCGATGTTCCGCGCATAGGATTCCGCTTCCGCGCCGGTCAAGCCAAGTTCCTGCGCTTTGGTGAGGTGGTAGTCGTAGGTGATCGCATAGGTGCCTGCGGTGAATAACCCGTCCGCACCGGAGAGCAGGTTGCCGAGCCGCTTGCCTGCTTGCTGGATGGCGGTGGGCTTCGCGCCCTTGAGTCCCTGCATGGCCATCTGCACAACCGGCGGCATCTGCGCGATCCGGCGTTGGATGTATGGTGAGTTGATTGAAGCATCCCAGCCGAGTTGCCCGGTAAGTAGTTTCCCCATGCGCTTGAGGTATGCCTTGAGCGGCATCTCTGCCAGTGCGGCCCCGAGTTGCGTGGACTGCACAAGAAGCGTGGACACGCGACCGATGAGGGCGACCTGCGAAGCACGACCCAGCACATTGCTGATGCCTTGGTTGAGCGCCAGATGCGCCCCGGCATCGCGAGTGCCGCCTTGGGCGAAGTAGTCGAGCCATGCGTTGAGAATCTTCCGCGCCTCGGCCCCGCCTTTTTCCTCGACCGAATTCTGCACATCGCGATTCCGCAAGACCCCATTGACCTCGGCGACGAACGGGGCAAAGGCTTTCCAATGCTCCATCTGGAGTGTGTGGGAAATGTAGGTTTGCAGGACATCGGCGAAGCGAGGTTCCGCGATGGCGGTTCCGCGAGTGCGTAGCGCCCCCGGGGATGTGCTGGCACCAGACATGGCCGACCCGCTGACAGGATCGAGAACCTGCCCGGTCGGCGCGGAGATCGGTTGAACCGTGACCGGCGAGTAGTTGCGAATCTGCGGGAGGTTGACTCCGTTGAGTTCGGAATAGACGGCGTTGATGTTGCCGTATTCGTCGGCGTATTGCTTGAGCAACCAATCCCGCAATTGCAGCGCCTCGGGAGATAGGTTCGCGATGATCTCGTCCACAAAATCTTGATCGTAGTGCCACGCCCCGGAGGGCTTGCCGGTCTCATCGAGTTCGCCGGTCATGTGCCTGCGCCCATCCTCTTGCTCCCACATCATCGCTGCGGATAGACCTTCCAGTTCTGACAGCTTGATGCCCTGCACCTCCATGCTGGGTTGCGCGAGGTTGTATCGGAGTTGCTCGCCCGCGAGTAGGTTTCCCCCGGCGAGGTCGGTGAAGAATCCCTCCAGCGCCTGCATCTTTTCCTGCTGCCCATCCTCTTTGGCGTTCTCTGTGGCCCTCTGGCGGTCGATGAGGGTATTTGCTGTTTTGCTATTTTCACCGAAAAGAATGCCTGTGACTTGGTCAAAATTAAGCAGGTTGAGGATGTAGTCCTTCCAGCTTCCCTTGAGACCGGAGTCGGCAATCGCCTTGGATTTTCTGCCTGCGAGTTCACCAGACTTGCCGGTGTCTTGGATCGCCCCCATTCGGGCGACTTCGCGTTGCTCGCGGAGTTGAATGACTTTTTGCGTGTGGGCGGCATAGGCACCAGACCAAATACGAGTCGCCTCGGTGAGCGCCGACCTGCGGCGGTCCGCATCGGCATTGCGCCAATCGCCAACCAACGAGACGAGCGCGGCCTCGACCTGCGCCCGGGCTTCCTGCTCGGCGGTGAGTTCTCCGCTGGCAATCTTGGCATCCAATCCGGCGATGTGGGCGGCGACCGAGACGGCATCCATGTCCACGGCGCTGCGGACCACGGTGAACAGGTCTTGAATGTCGGCTCCGATGCCCTTGGGTTTTTCTCCGGGCGCGGCTTTCTTCGGCTTGGTGCGGTCGAGGAGTTTTCGGAATGCCTGGTCGTATTCCTTGCGGAGTGATTTCTCGACTTCGCGGTCGATCATCCCGATGCGTTGTTTGAAAAAGTCAGCAAGCGCCCGGTCGGCGCGGGCCGTGGCGAGATTTTCTTTGGTCGTGTATCCGGGCGGGAGTTCGGTTTGCTGACCGGCCTGCCCGATGCTCATGCCTTGGCGCATCCATGCTGAGATGAGAGCGCCGTTCATGCCGCTGACCTCGCTGACTTTCTCGCCGTCCTTGAAGACATCCATCGGCGCGATGTTTGCCAGTTTGGTGTAGCCACCAACGCGACCACGGATGTCCGGCGGGAAGACTGAGAGGATCGCATCGAGTTCTCCGAGACCTTGCAGAAGTTGTGTGCGGCGGAATTTCGCGGTGTCCTTGTTGAGGGATTCCAGCGCCTCACGGTTGCGCTCCATCACTCCTTGGAACTTCGCCCGCGCCCGCTCGTAGACTTTGAGCCGCTCGTCCGGGCCTCGGTTCATGCCGCCGAGCGCCTTGTTCACCCGGTCGATCTCCGACTGCGAGGCTATGGAGTAGTTGGTGTCTCCATCTTCTGCTTCCAAATCTGCGGGGTCGATGTCCTCCTGCGCTTGCGCTCCGGATCGGGCCACCATGACGGCATCCAAATAGTCAGCGGGCTTGGCTGCGGCGTTGGCCACGCCGGTGCGGGCAAAAAGGTTTTTCTCGCGATACCAGATGATGGCCTGCATGTCGGCCTCAGTGAGCTTCATGCCAAGTTTTGCAAGTTTGGCTTTTGCCTCCAAAACCACCTTGGCGAAATACTGCCGGTGCGTCTTGTTCTGAGGAGCGCCTTTCATTCCGCCGATGCTGAAGATTCCGCGAGCGGCTTTCTCTATTTTGTATCCATCGGGGAATTTGAAATATCCCTTTTCGGTGTAGTCATTGTCACCTCGCGCCCAGCGTTGGAAAAGCGTGAGAGCCGCCTGCACCGTGGCTTCGTCGTCCTTGATCGCCTCTGTGAAGTCGATTCCGTAGGTGCGGACTCCATCTTTTTTCAATTCCTCTCGGAATTTCGTGATGGCATTCTGCATCTTGTCGGAATCCAGCGGGACAACCGTTTCACCCAAGAACCGATGCATCGTGCGGGTATACCACAGGTCCATCGTGATGGTATCGAACTGCCCGCGCAGGTTGTTGAAGAAACTGCCAATCTTGGGACCGAGGACACGATTGCCACGCACCGTGTCTTTGAGGGTCACTCCGGTTGGCGTTTTCCCGAACTGGTCGCGGAGCGCCTGCCCGGTGACCTCTTGGTCCATGAATTCGGCGTATCCATCCAAACCATGCTCATCGATGAGACCTTGGATTTGAGCCAGGTTGGAGTTGATTGGGTCCGAAGATTTCGCAAATTTAAAATCGGTCGGGATTCTGCCGGTTCGTTTGTATTCGTTGTAGACCTTATTGGCCTGCTTGAAATTTTCGACAACCGTGTAGCCCTGCGATGTCGTGGCAAGGATGCCAATGTAGACTGCAAGGGCGTTGGAATCGGTTGCAAACTCTGGGTGCAATTTGGAGAGTTCGCGGATTGTTTCCTGCACACGCTCGTCATACCACCCCATACCGGAGCCATCACCGGCCAGCCCGTCGATGATATCGTAGACGAACGCATCCGATGCGATATCGATGCCCTCTTGCCCGCCGATCTCAAATGATGGCTTGCCGAAGACCTTGTTGAACCGGGCGTCGAGGTATAGCCCAAGCTGGCGGATATTATCGAACTGCTTGCCCTTGAGTTCGGTCTCGATAGCCAGCGCCGAAGTGGAAGGACGCTTGAGCTTCTTCTGGATTTTCTTGGCTTGCTCCGAAATCTTCAGAGCAGCGGCGTAGCGATCTACGCGCCGTTCCGCCCGACCAACAACATCGAGGAGGGCTTCGCGTTGCCCTTGTTGGAGTAAATTCGCTCGGCTCCGAGCGCCTTGCAGATATCCTCGATAGTCGCTCTCGGATGGGAAGGCGGCAACGCCCGATCTCGCTTGAGTGCCTCCGCGAGAGCTAATGCTGCCTTGCTTGGTATGGTGGTCGATGAAGTCATAAACCTTGGGAATACTCTCCGGTGAAACTCCTGCCAGAACAAGTGAAAACTTGCGACTCTTCGTGTCATAGGTGAATCCATTCAGCCCCGCCGCATTCAAATCCTTGGCGACCGCCAAGGCCGAGTCGGCTCCTTTGGCTTGGAATTCCAGCACGGTATCTTTCCCAGCATCGTCATCCTTCCAGAGCATGACGGCATTTTGCAGTTCCGGGGCCGAGGCTCCGACGATAGCCGCCATCTCCTGCGCCATCTCAAGGTCATCCGTGTCGAAGAGGATAGCCTCTGGAACTTCCAGACTGATCTGCCCACTTTCAACCCATCCACCGATGACCGGCTGGCGGGATTCAATTTTTACTCCATACGCATTGGCGACATCATCGATGACTTGCTGGAGGTGGATGAATTTTGCAGACGAAGCCCGCTTCTGCATTTCCTTTTTATTGAGTTCGGAAAGTGAATCTCGGCGCAGCGGGGCGACCGTCATGCCAATGCTGTAGGAAATGTTTGAAATCTGGCCGTCTCCAAATTGCGCGTCTTTCACAAAAACCGTGTTGCCAATTTGGTAAGCCTCGGAGCCTCCGACAACCTGCTTCATCGTGGCTCGGTCGTAGTAAAAACTGTGGCGGTCTGGGTTGAATCCGACTTGCGTCCACTGATTCAAATTCGGAGGCATTGACTGATCGCTGGACCACTTTCCGCGAATAGCAATGTGCGGGCCTTTTGCGCCCCCCATTCCAATTTCCAGAGATTTTTTCTCGTTAAGAATGAATTGAGGATCGGAAATCCTTGCAGCGGCATCATACGAGTTTCCGGATTTGCTTTTGATGGTTACAACGCCGACTCCTTTGCGCGTCATGGCAGGGACATCTTGGCGGATTGTTACAGCCTCGCCGGGTTGAATGTTCGATTTGGCAATTTGATCCCTGCGTTGTCCCTCGTTGATGGCATCGTCAATTGTGGCGCGGCTTGGCAATTCAGACTCGGCTTTTGGAGGCTCGACAAGTTGTGCCGGGAAGTTGTCGCTGATGGCTTGGTCGATTACGGATCGCGGAATGTCTTCGCCTGCGGCTCGGCGCTGCAAGAGGTCACGGACTATTGGGGAATATGCGCGGCCATTTTCAACAGCAACGCCGGTGGCTGATCCGGCA